AACAGACGCCGGTTTTCGTTTGGATGTTACGGGTTCGCTTAGATTTGGAGCAAATAACACGTCAAATGATGTTTTAGGAAGTTTGAATTTTCAAAACGGTAGTAATGCTGCATATATTCAACAATCAAATTCAACAAGCCGAAGTTTACAAATACCTGGCACAGGCGGAGAATCTAATTGGATATTTAGGAATACAGGAATAGGGCGCGGACTTCAAGGTCAATTTAATAGTGGAAATTTTTTATTATTAGGAGATTATTTAAGTTTTACTACAACCCTTTTTCCTGGTGGTGGTATACAATTTATAGGTGCTAGCGGTACGCAAGCCCTTAATAATAAAAATATTTATATTGGAAATACAACTGTTATTGTTGGAGATGAAAAAGGATATAATATAAGGTTACTTGCTGGAACAGGTGGCATTTCCGGTGGCGATAGGGTAGGCGGCGATATATTTTTGACGCCTGGGCTAGGTGGCGGGGCAGCTAGGAGTGGATATGTAGTTTTAGCACATACTGGAACAGCTACGCAGGGAAATGTAGGAGTAGGAACAGCAACGCCAGTGGCTTCAGCATTAGTAGATATAACAAGCACAACGCAAGGATTTTTACCGCCACGAATGACTACAGCGCAAAAAAACGCTATAGCAGCACCAGCTAACGGCCTTGTAATTTATGATACAACGCTGGCAAAACTTTGTGTATTTACTGGCGTAAACTGGGAAACAGTAACAAGCGTATAAAATATAAAATAAAACAAAATGGGATATTCAATTCAACCAGTAACAATTTGGGTAAACGGCGAAGCAAAGCAAGGCAATTACATAGACGCTTCAATAGTAAACGACAATCTTAGCGACTACGCACAGTTTTACTGGCAAATAAGCAGCGTAACTGGCACCGGGGAAGATCAGCAAAAACAATCGCTAGCGCAGGGAAATACGTCAATAAGTGGCGCCGCATACGATACCTGGGGCCAGTCGCCCGATATAAATTTAGCCGCTTATGAGTATATTTGCGAGCAACTTAATTTAACCCTAATACCTTAAAAAATGGCAAACGTACAGGAACTAAAAGCACAGGCCTACGACCTACTGGCAAACATTGAATTTTTACAGCTTAAACTGCGCGAAACAAACGCAGCTATAGCCGAAGAAACCAAAAAACAGAATGAAAGTGGATCTACAGTTAGTAACGATAGCAATTAGTAGTTTATGTGGCTTTGTCGCGTCCTGGGCCGTCCTTAACCAGCGCGTAAAGTCGCTAGAAGATAAGATCGCTAAAAATGACGATCACGACCAGCGTTTAACCAGGCTAGAAACAAAGCTCGATATATTGCTAGAACATTTAATAAAGGACTAATGAAAACGCAGCTAATACGACTAGCAGACGTGGCCTTTATTGGCCCCTTTATGCTTTACGCTGCAACCAGGCTAAAAGGTCAAGACCGTACAATAATGGCGGCCCTGGGCTTGGCAACAATAATCTATAACGGTATAAACTTTGTAAAAAATGAAAAAGCTATTTAAGAACTGGAAAACGACATTTTTCGGCTTTGCTACTATTATCGGCGGCCTGGCAGCCATTCTAAAAGGCGACCTGGTTACCGGGATCACAACTATCGGCGCCGGCCTGGGCCTGGCAGCCGCTAAAGATTTTGATAAAACAGGGCTGTAATGAATGAAAGGGACAAAAAACTATATTATTGCCCTGGTAATAGTGGGCATAATCTTACTTACAACTAAAGTGAGCGCAGCGAAAGTAATAGCACAATTTGAGGGCCTGGAGCTAAAAGCCTACCAGGACAGCGCCGGTATTTGGACAATCGGATACGGCAATACGCGCAACCCCTATACAGGCCTACCAGTTAAGCAAGGCGACAAGATCACAAAGAAAGAAGCCCTGGACTGGCTACGGATCACTACAGCTGCAGTCGAAGCAGACGTAAAGCGCCTAGTAAAAGTACCGATCAATACTAATCAACAGCTGGCACTGGCTAGCCTAGTATTTAATATCGGAACAGGCGCCTTTGCACGATCTACGTTACTGCGATTATTAAATAGCGGCGCAGATAAAGCCGCCGTCGCAGCGCAATTTTTACGCTGGAATAAGGTAAAAGGAAAAGAGATAAAAGGCCTTACCAGGCGCAGAAAAGCGGAAAGCGAATTGTTTTTATCTTAATTAACTGAAATTCAGCTTATTTAATAATCTTGCCAGCTACAGGCAAGATTTTTTTTTGTTTGTATGGTATTTTCTTTTATAGATTTGTAAACGACAAACGACTTTTACTAACCTTAAATTAACGGAACTATGGCCATTTTAACTGATCGCCAGGCATACCTGCGCGAACTAGATCAAAAAATCAAGACATTACAATTTTTAGGCAAGCACCTAGACGACGCCAGGGTACGAATTGAATTTACCTATAGCTGCGGGAGCCGCGCTGTAGTAGATCAATCGCTGATCCCCTTTAACCTGGCTATGGAGCTGCGCGTACTTATTGGCGATAGCATTGACTACTATCAGCGCGTAATTGTAAACGTCAACACGATCCCCGATGAAATTGGCTAAATTTTTACTGGAATTATTTTTTTTAATTCTAGTATGCCTGCCAGTATTTTGCCTGGCCTATCTTACTATTGAAATATCTTTTTTTATTTATTACTTCAAAAAAAACCTAAACAGATGGAAAACTTCAATCATCCGGCGTTCCCGCCGCAAGTAGCGCAAGATAACCTGGGCCGCTTTGTTGCCCCGATTCCTGGAATGAGTAAACTAGAGTATTTTGCAATCCAGCTACTACCTACGTATCTAGAGCTGGGTAAAAAGCACCCACTGGCAGACAAAGGGGAGCCGGTTACACCGATCCAGGCCGCGATCATTACTGCAAAAAATTTACTAGAACAATTAAACGAAAAGCCCAATGAAAATACTTTACAGATCATTGAATAGCTCTAAATTTTGGCTACTGATCATTACCCTATTTATGCTTTGGCTTTCTAGCTACTGGAACTACTAACTAAATGGCAAACGACGTCCGGGAAATTACTGAACTATTAAAGAGCAGGCGATACGACGCTGCCAATAGGCCGCCAGCGCAAGCCCCTATATTTACTATCCAGGGTAAAGTAGTGGGCTGCCTGCAGTCCTATATTGTTTTTAGCGGCCTGCCAAAAGCCAGCAAAAGTACATTTGTTGGAGCAGCTGCAGCGTCGGCCCTGGTACCTACTTTTCAGTCGGTATGGGGTATGAAACTGCAGCTGCCTTATGACCGGCCCCGGATCGGTTATTTTGATACCGAAATGAGCAGCTTTGATTTTTACAGGCAAATGGATAAAATAATAAGCCTAGCTGAAAAAAAGAGCTTGCCCGATCATTTTGACGCTTATTCAATGCGCGAGGATATGCCAGCCAAGATACGCGCAATGATTGAACAGTATTTAATTGATAACAAGGACTGCAGCTGTCTTATCGTGGACGGCTTGCTGGATCTTTGCCTGGACTACAACGATCCGAAAGAAACCAGGTTAGTCACTAACTGGCTAAAACGGATAACAAAGCAGTACGACATTTTGCTTATGGGAGTTTTGCACCTGGGTAAAGGCCAGGGCGAAACGCTAGGCCACCTGGGTAGCAATACTGATCGCTGGAGCCAATCTACAATGATAGTCGAAAAAAACAAAGACGCCGGCCAGTTCGTACTAAAATCAAAATATCTACGTAGCGATGGCGACTTCGAGCCGGTCGCGATAATGAACTTTGACGGCCGCTGGAGCCAGGTACCTTATATTGAACAGATCGCACCAATACCAACAAAAAAGCCAAAAAAATAAACCGGGAACAGGGGTAGCTGAACAGCAATAACTATGGAACAGAAAAATAACAGCGGCAGCCTTTACAAAAACAGAAAGGAAAAGCCCACGCAGCCCGACTACAACGGTACGGCAACTATTGACGGAAAACAGTACCGAATGAGTGGCTGGGTAAACAAGAGCAAGGCCGGTACTAATTATTTGCGCGTCCTATTTACAGAACAACAGCCGCAGGATCTAAACGCTACAGCTGGCCAGGCTACAATGCCAATGCAGCCACAAAACAGCCAGCAAAACATTGATAGCGTAATTTTAGACG